GTAATGGAATCATTTAACGCAAGAAAAGAGTTCAGGGTTGTGGTTGAGTTTCCACGCAAATTAACAGTAAAGTTCACTGAAGCATTAGAGGTGTAGTAGGTAACTGATTGGTTTGCTAAATCAAGGTTTATTGTTCCAGTTGCCGCAGTAGCAGAGATTGAAGTGGTTTCTGCTGGTGAAACCAGTTCTGCTCTGTAATTGTTCAAGTAAGCATTAACATCTGATGCTGTTAGTACTTCACCTGAACTGAAAGTTTTTGACATTTATTCTCCTATTGTTCTAATCATAACTGATTTAGTAAATATGTAAAAATGATCCTGCTTTTGCTGTTATTGCTGAAGATGAAACTTCTGAAGCAAATTGTATTGCAAAAGTTCCGTTAGCAGATGGCGTGAACATTCCCTCAATATAAGCAATATTGCCAAGAAGTAAGGCTGTGGCGTTTGATGCGGCAGGTAGTTGTAAAGCATTTAAGTGTGAATTTAAAGTTGTAGTTGTTGAGGTTAAAGTATATTCCGATCGATAACCAACTGCGGTCATTGTTGGACCATTAACAGTAAATCTTGCACCTGTAGTGGTTGCGGCAGAAGTGTACAAAATGACTGCTTTGAAATAGTAAGAAGTACCAGACACAACATCGTGGGTTAGCCCAGTAATATTTGCAAGAGTGTTAGCAACAGCGTTTGAGTTTGCTACATCACCTGTTAAAACATATCTTGTACCAACTTTAGTGATTGTAAAACCAAGACCACCTGAACCATCAGCAACAAGAGGTGTATTTGCTGCTGCTGTACCAGATGAAACATTTGCTGTACCAATAGTTGTCCAAGCAGTAGTACCGGAACCTGCTGAAATTAAAGCCTGACCTGCTGTAGAAGTTGAAGCAATTGAACTTCCAATACCAACTTTTGCTTCAAGTGCCTCTAAGGAAGTATTTGCATCTGAGTGTTGCAAAGAATGGCTAGGTGAGGCAAGGGTGTCAGTCGTAATCGGATCGGTCAAAGTATCTATTGACGTTGGATAAGTTCTTGCCATTTAATAACCTAACTTGTAGCCGATAGTTATAGCACTATCATACAGGGCTGAACTTGAATCATAAGCGTAACTGGAGTCATCATAACTTGCTGGTGCATAAATAGCCAAACGGCCATAGGTAGTGTTGTCTAAAATAAAAGGGTTATCAATAATTGCCTTAAAAGTAAATTTAATTCTATGTGTTTCAGGATCAATTTGATGCGCTATTCCAATAACCTCAACAAACCTATCAATAGATGAACCAATTTGATTAGGAGTAAAAAGTATTCTAGTTGTATCTGTTAATTCTGTATTAGTTAAAGCGCTTTGTTGAGTTTCAGATAAGTCATTTAACATTACCGAAACAGAGTTTATGCGTAACTCTGGGTCTTTATTAAATTGAAGAATTCGATTTGCTAACCTATTTGCATCTAAGTCGTCAGCCAATAGTAAATTATCTTGCGAAAAAGTTGAAATACCATAAACGTTTTGAGAAGTAATATCCTCTGCCACTTGCACTTCTCCATTAGCGTTACTAATACTTATACGATTATATAAATTTTCAGTTCCATAAATTACCTCAATTTCTTGATAAGGAATTGAATCAATAGAATTATCGTCCGTAAACTTTACTAATAAATCAGGAAATAAAAACAAATTACTATTATCAAATACTAAATTGTTTTCACCACTCATAAACAAATTAGCGTTTTCTGATTGAGTTACTAATTGTAAATAGGACAAAACATTAGTTCCTTGAGCAACAAAGTCGGCTTTTAAAAATTCGTTACCTGTATCAATTAACCTATTTGCAACCGGATAATTTACTTCAGATTTATTTAAAACAGTATTAAGTCTTTCGCTAGACAATTCAACAGAGTTTGTGTATTCCTCTAAATATAAATTGGCGAAGTACGCAAAACCATCTGAACAAATTACACTTGCCTCAGATTGACCGGAAACGTCATAGGAATAATTCCAATCATCAATAATTCCTGTAAACAAAATGTTGTCATTACTTATAATTTGAATTTTCTTTTTAGGAACAATTTGATTTGGGTAAAGTGAGCCAGAATAATATGGGTCGTAACTTCTATTGCTATTATCAAATACAACGGTTGCTTGACCAGCCTGATAGCCATCTAATTCTCTTGATTTGCCACGAGTAATAGAAACAGATTTAACAAAAGGAACTTCTACAAATGTTTCCCCTGGAAGTGTGTAAATTGTATTGTCTAATAAACCCTTGACTGCATCATCAAGAGTAAAATACTCTGCGCCTTGTGCTGATAAATCAAAAGCAATATAAACTTTAGTATTTGGTAATACCATTATGCGCTCGCAAAGATTTGCCCTGAAGTTCTTTCATACTTTTTTATTGCTTCAACAATTTCTTTACCAACCTGTGAACCGTTTGTTCCAATACCAGCATTAACAATAATATTAATAGTCGATCCTGTGTTTGTTCTGCTGTTTGGAATAATTGAACCACCTGTTAATGGCATAAATAATTCTGGGCCGCTCTCACCAACTATGTAAGGAGAACCTGCTGTAACAGGCCCACCACTAGCACGTCTTCCTGGACCAACACCTCTTGGTGTAGATGCAAAACCCATAACTCCACCTCTAGGTACATTTAAGTTTTGTCCTGTAAATATTTTTGGATTAAGTTTGTCTTTCTCTTTAGTTTTAACTTTTGGTGTAATAACATTAGCGCCCGTTGTAATAATCGGTGCAGTTGCACCAACTAAAGATGCCGCTAAACTAGCGATCTCGGCGGCAGCACTAGATATTGCTGATTTAATCCCATCAACTAAACTTTGTCCTTGTGTTATTCCCGCATTATAAAATAATTGTGCACCAGAGGTTCCGACTTGATCCGCAACCGTAGCAACTGAACTTAAAAGATTATTAACTTTAGTTACAACAGTTGAACCACCAGCAATAATTTGATCAGCAATTGCTGTACCGGTTTCAGCACCAGCATTTAAAACTTGCTGTAATGCTCTTTCAGATAAACCCATTTGTAAAAGTTTTGAAATACGATCGGAAAACTTTAAGGCTGTATTGGCTTGTGCTTGTAAACCTGTAAGAAAATCAGTATTTTCAATAGCAGAAGCAAAATCAATTGTTCCTGTTATTGATCCTGAAATAGCATTTTTAAAATCACTAAAAGCAGTTTTTGCTTCATCAAGTTGTGAAGTGGCTAAACTTAAAGCATTAGAAAAATTGTTTTGAACAATGTTTGAAAATTCGTCAAACTTGTCAGCAGAATCTGCGGTAAGATTTTTTGTATTGCTTAATTCTTTTTTCATATCGGCTAATGCTTTGGTTGCTAAAGTTGTTGCACCTTGAACAGTTTCTGGACCTGAACCTGCAGAAAATTTTGCAAAATCTTGTGAAGTTTTGTTTACGCGTTTTTGTTGCGCTTCAAGTTCTTTTAATGCGCGTTCACGCTCTCTTGTTGCTTCTGATGCTTTTCTTTCAGCCTCGGCTTCTGCTTCTTTTCTTGCTTCTTCATCTATTGACATTTGATCAAGAATTTTTTTATTTTCGCGAGCAATACGCGATTGATGCATTGTTCCATATTTAGGAACATAATCTGCGTAGCGAGATGCTTCACCAATTTCATTTAATTTATTAATTAAATCAATAAAAGGTGCAAAACTTGCTGATCCTATTTCTTTAACGATTGTTGCAAAAAGTCCACCAATTGATTTTTCAGCGTTTTTACTTTCATCAGACAACTCAATGAAGCGCGCAATTAATTCACCGACACCACGAATTGTGTTTCCTAAACTTTCACCAGAAGCCTGTAAACTTCCTGCCATACCAGAAGCATTATTACCAAGTGCTTTATTAACTCTGAAGATTGCATCTAATAATCCGTAACCAATTGCTTCTTTTGCTTCATCAGCGCCACGAGAAAGAATTTGTAAACGACCAGCATAAGTGTTTGCGGCAACAACTGCTTGCCCAGAAAATTTTTGATTTAAAGCAGTTTGAATTTTTTCTAAGTCACCAGTTTTTAAAATATTTTTATCTAAACCAACACCTAAACGACTTAAAGCAGTTGTTTGTCCCGAGGCTGCTTTTGATAATGCGGCTGAAACGCTTTCTAAATCTTTTCCGGTTCCCGCTGAAATATCTAACGCTGTTGCTAAAAGTGATTGTGCTTGAGTTACTGAACCAGTTGCTAAGACTAACCGATTTAAAGATGGTCTTAATTCATCATCCGCAATTCCGGTTGTAAATTGTAAATTATTAATAAATTGATTTATTGATTCCGATCGAAAACCTTCTCCAACATTTGTTAAAGTTTTATTAAGCATTGCAAGGGATTTCTCCTCTGCTAATGCGGCCTTAACACTATCACGACCAATTTTTATTGCGAAAGCAGTAGCAGCAACACTAGCGGCAGCAATTGCGCCACCAACAAGTTTCATGGCAATTGCTTGTTTTTTTGATGCAGAAACATTTGAATCAGTTAAAGCAGTAAAAGATTTACGCGCACTATTAATACCTCTAGGATCAAAAGTTGAAATGATACTGGCGATTAATGCCATTTAATTTCCTCGATTTTTCATTTGCCTAAAATTCCACTCTTTGTCTGTTTCCATTATCGCATTAATAGTTGCTTTTTGAACTTCAGGAAAATTTTTATCTACGGCTCTGAATAATGCTCTCATAGGAGAACCAAATTTTTTTGTTAAATTTTGTGTAAAAGCATTATTAGTTTTCGTTCCAGCCCATTCAAAAATAATTGCAGCACCATCTGTTTGCCAAATAGATAATAAGTTGGCGTAAAAATTTCTACTTGATCTTCGACCAGGAACACCTTTTTTAACTTTAATACCAGACTTTGCTCGACTTCCGTTATAAATTGGAAATCCGCTTGCGGTTCTTGTGGCACCGGAATTTGCTCCAATACCTGTATTTTTGCCACCCCAATTTGATAATGCTTGTTCAGTATTAGGAAGAAAAAATTCTACATCTTTTACGATCGGTTGTGCTATCTTTCCAAATTCGTTTATAAGATTTACTTTCAAATCTTTTTGCTCATATTTTTGTAAATCTTGTAAAAGTTCTAAAGCGCCCTCGAAGCGAATTGATCCATTTGATGGTTGCAAATTAACTATGGGCATAAATTATTTCCTTGATCGATTATTTGTTTCTGTTACACGCCAGCGCAAATAGCGTTCCATTGTTCTTATAATTCTAGGTGATTCATTTAATAATTGTGCTGGACTTAAATGAAACTCGTAAGCGAGATGGATTAAGCGCCAGTGTGCGCTTTGCTCTCCAGGGGGCTTATATCTTCAACCTCGCTATCGGGAACAAATCCACAATATGAAATTTCTGCTGACCATTCATTAAATTCTTTGGCTGTAATTTTTTTTCTAAATTCGTTATGCCAACATAACCAAGTTGTGTGTTTTAATCGAACTTTTTTTGTATCAAAAACAACTGTTATTGGTGCATCAAATTCATCTTCAAATGCAATGAAATCCGGCCACTCTGCTTTAACGTCCCGAGTGCTTTCATCTTTTAATGTAATGCGCAGGTTTAAATACATTTTTATTCCTTAAGCGGTTGCTCTTGAAACTGTGCCAGTCGTTGGCCAAGTAACACTTAGCGTAGCAATATCCCCGACACTTGAACTATAAGGGCTATAAGCGGTGACTAGCGCAATCGCGGTATAAGCGGGATTTGTGCTAGAAACTGTTGCTGCAGTTGGCTTTATTACAACTGTGGCATTGCTTCCAAAAATTGGATACAAAGTACTATCAACAGAAGAAGCACCAAAGTCTTGCATAAAGTTTAAAGTTATTGATCCAGACTTTAAACCAGCAATTCTGGTTCTCCATTCTCCACCAAACGCTGTCGTTTCTAAGTCGTCTGCTGAAAGAGTTAATTCAACTGAATTCAAACTTGTTGAAAAGTTTGTTCCGTTAATTAGTACATTGAAATCCGTTGCTGCGAATTTCGCCATTTTATTTTCTTCTTTCTCTCTTACGCGTAAGTGAGCACAATAAACTCACAACCCAAGTATGTCACATCTCCGACAGATATTTGACCATAATTTCTCATCTCGGTAACACGACAGTTAAAAACAGTTCCGCCAAGAGTTCGATCGCCCTCAATTGCTGCTTTAATACTTGTTGCGCCCGTTGTTGAACAATACGAATCTAATTTTTTTTGACCATATTTTTCAGCAACTCTTGAAACAATTAAAATAATTCTAAAAGTTGTTGTATCCATACCTCTTTGAAAAGCATCATCATATCTAGTTAAATCCGGAATAATTATGGCTATTGGTGGATTTGGATTATCAGGTTGTTCAGCAGCAGTACGCAAACCAGAAATTGTTGCTAATCGTGTTGCTAAACCTGAGCGAATTGCGCTTATGTCAGCCAATGTTTCGCACTTTTCGATAAGTGCCAATTAGTTGCGCAACATCTGGATCAAGATCCCGCGTTACGCGCATCACACCCATATCACCAAAACCCGCAACACCAAGAGGAGAATCAAGTCTTTTATAAATTCTTGAAGATTGAATTATGCATGCTTGAGTTACAGCAATCGGTGTAGAACTCCAACCGTAAACTCCGGTTATTTTAATTAACGCTTCGCCACCTGAAATTGGCCAAAGATAATCACCAATAGCGCGGATCCTTGTGTAAGGAAAAGCAATACCATCTGAATTTCCGTTTAAAGGTTCTAATTGATAATCGCCTATTCCCCAAGTTGTATCATAAACACCATCAGCATTATTCGCAGATTGAATTGTAATTGCTGTTCCGGCAATATCATCTGTTAATAAAACAAAATCATCTTCAGCAGCAAAATATCTAACTGCCGTTCCTGATGAATAAAAATTTCTACCAGTATTTCCATCTATTGCTCGCGAGGCTGCTTCAATAGCCAATTCAAGTAAAGTATCTTCAGTTGCATCAGTAATTCTTAATGCCGCTTTAACTTGAACTAAAGTTGCGTAACCATTTGTGATTGCCATAAAACTCCAAAACTGTTTGTATCTAGTCTATAGCAGGTTTTTGTCCCCAATTACCTTTATATTTTATTAGGTAATCATTTTCTAAAACAAGGCATTCTCGCCCATTTCTAACCTCTTTGCCTTTAGCGCGAGAATCAGAAAGTTCAGGAAAAGCAATATCCACATCAACGGCATAATTAACATATTTACTTGTCCATTCAATTTCATATTTTATAGCCTCGGCTTTATTTTCAACTTTTGGGATTTCAACCATATTTAAAACAATCGGATCATAAATCCCCATATACATTCCATAAGCACTTGGATCATTAGTTAATGCAACACTTTTTTTACGATCGAATAATTCATCAATCCAATCAGTTGATTTAAAAATAACAGAATCTTGAAAGAAAAAAAATAATTCATTAACATGTTTTTTGCACCAATTAATTTTTCCCAATTCATAAGAAAAATCTGATAAAACTAAACATGGTCTATTTAAAGAACTTATACAATCTTTAAGCCAGTTTTCTCGTCCAGGCGTTGTTCCTATAACAATCATATTTTTTCTTTAATTGAAGTGCTTGAAATGCCTTTTGTATAAGGAATATAAATCAAACTTATTCCTTGCTCGTCCAACCAATCCTGTGTAAAGTTCATTTGTTTATAATAATCTTTACGCGCCCAATCAGAACCAATCGCAACAATATCAATAAGTTGTGCTAAAACAATTGATTCTTTTGAATCTTCATTTCCATAATTTTCTATAACAGAATCAACATAACGACACGATTCAAGTATTGCTTTTCTATCTTCATAAGATATTAAAGGTTTTTTGCCTTTGTATTTTTCAATAAACTCATCAGTATTTAAAGACACAATTACTTGCCCATTTAACCCAGCAATTTCGTAGCAACGCTTTAAAAGATTTAAATGCCCAACATGAAATAAATCAAAAGTTCCACCTGTATAAACTCTTAATCCCATGAATTAATTCTTCTGCGTTTAAGTGACCATTCTCCACTCGTATAATCATTGTTTAATTTTTTATTATCGTAATATCTTGCGTTATCAGAAAAAGTTTCATCATTTCTTTTTGAAAAACCATTTTTTATAGTTGAAGAATTATCGTGCGCGATCGGTATGAAAGATCGTATTATTTCAAAATTTTTGTTTTCGATTCTGCGTTCCATATCGTTATCTTCAAAATATGCCGGGTGTAATGATTCATCAAATAACCCAACCTCATTAACAATCTTTGAACCTATTGAAAAAGCACACCACTCAGGAACACCATTTGATAAAACTAGTTTTTCAGGTGCAGATAGTTCTTGAAACATTTTTAAAGAGTCTCCACCCCATTGAACATCAAAATTTGTAATTAACCACCAATCAGCCATAGGTAAAGATTTGATTCCAAAATTCCAAGATGAAGCAACACCAAGATTAGATGGAATTTTTAAATGCCAAATTTTTGAAATCCATTGATTCCAATTTGGTTCCCAATCATGGTTGCGAGCACCATTATCAATAATCACTAAATCTTTAACCGGATAATTAATTGATTCAATCATTCTGTATAACAAATCGTGACGAGTTAAAACCGGAACAATCATTGCAGGTATCATCTTTGTATCCTTTAATAGTAAAAGTGCCTAATTTTGCCTTTATTTTGCTTTTAAACCCTATTTGCTAAGAAGTTTTGAAAGCACCGGTTTCCAATGCGTTTCATAAATATCATCAGCATCATATAACTTAGCAAATTGAATTGCTTGATCAGAACGCGATCGACCTTTGTTATACGCCTTTTCTAAGCAATCAACAATACTTGGAATTGATGGTGTATAGAAAAAAGATTTTTGCATTGGATCCCAAAATGGTTGCCCCTCAACAAGCCAACCCTCTCCCACAAGTTCTGAACTTGCAGCGAAATCGGAAGTAATAACTCTAGTTCCGCATGCTTGTGCTTCAATTGTAGGAATTCCAAAGCCTTCACCCATTGACACACTTAACAAAACATCAATTGCTGTATAAGTTGCTGCAACAATTTCAGATGCTAAAGAAGTTCTATACAAATACGGATCAATAAATTTGTACTGATGAGGTTTCAAACCAACTGCTTGAATTAAATCAAGTAACGCAATACCACCACCGGCACCAAAAACATTTGTGTGCAAATACAAAACAGCATCATCATGTTTTTGAGCAAACATTGAAAAAGCCAAAATGTTTTCTCCAAAGGCTTTACGATTAGGAACAACCCCTTTATTAGCAGCGTTCATACCAACAACAAATTTATCTTCACTAATTCCAATAAAATCGCGACCAGTTATTGAATCACCATCTAAAGTTTTAATTTGATTAGTAGGTCTATAAACTTTTTCGATCGCGTGAGGAATATATTCACATTCAACATTTTGATTTTCTAACATTGATTTACCAAATTTGCTCATAGCAATTGGGGTAACAAAATCTTTTTTACACCATTCAACAACATCATGAGGGGCAGGTAAATGATCAACAGGAACCCAAGAAGCAACATTCCAATCAGCCCACTTTTTTCCTTTAAAAACCCAAACATCATAAAGAGTAATTAAAATACTTTTTGCATCTTCATCTCTTTTCGACCAGTCATACATATGTGCTGGAACAACATCATTTGAATAGTGATCATCACCTCGAGCATAAACATCAACATTTCCGTATTCAGTTGGCCAAGTTGTTGCTGCACCCTCTAAACCATAATTTGTTGCAATCGCAACATCATAATTATCTTTTTTCAATCGTTTGACTACTTGTGCTGTTTGCATACCATAACCGGTTGCAGCCCAAGGCGCATTAGAGTTCCATAAAATTCTTGGATTACATTTTTTATTTGTAACAAGTTTTTGATTCATCAATGATGCAATATTTGATTTATTATTATTTGAATCTTTTTTATTCACGCAAGTTCTCCATTTAAATCCGCAGGTATATAAATCTTACACACATAAAAGCAGAAACCCCGACAGCCTGCGCTCTGTCGAGGTTTCTGGTCTAGGGATTAATTACTATTAAGAGTTTGAACTCTTGAAGTATTTAATGTGGCTAGTTTGTGGAAGATTTCCGTCCACTCTGTAGGTTGCACGGAAAGTTACTAGGTCGGTATTGAAAGCAAAATCATCTGAACGATCTAGACGAATTCCGCCAACAGTTCTAACCATGTAACTTGGCAAGTGACCAAAAATAACCGGTCTCTTTGCTGAACCTGCTGTTGGTGCTGTTGGGTTTTCAAATATTTGATAACCAAGTAGCAAATCGCGTGCATCTGCAGATAAAGATGGGCTGAACAAATAATTGCCAGCAGTATCTTTTAATTTACGAACATTTGCGATTTGTGCTGCACCCATCATGAAACCGACTCCCGGTAATCTTCTTCCGGCAGTATCAACTGAATAAACTAGGTCTATTAAATTGTCGGCTGTTGGTGATAGTGAAGTTCCTGCAACACCTGAACCTGCAACTGTAAACAAACCATTTGGTTGTACTGTTCCAGTTCCGTTTGTTAAAGCATCATTCACAGAATAGCCAAGTGCATTTCCTGTTTGCTCGGCAAGAAATCCGAGAATATCCACACCGGCATCTTCAATTAGTTCGCGTGAAACTTGAGTTAAGAATGAATACTTGTATGCACTCAAAGTTACAAATGAATTAAATGTTGGATCTGATTCACCAATTGTTGAACCTTGGGCAAATACTGTTCCGCTGGAATAAGTTGCTTGAGATGGAATTTGCAAATTCTCTCCACCTGCTGTGTTCAAAATTGTTGAGGTTTCTAACGGTCCACCAACATATCTTGCAAGCATAAGAACGCGATCATAAAAAGAAGTTGGAACCGGAGAACCAGTTGAACTTGTAGTTACATCACGCTTTTCAAATTCGTATGAACGAATTTCGCCACGAGCCATTGAACGAATCATGTCAGCATCATTTTTTGCTGTTGGTGCTGAAACAGATAAATCAACATTAGCCATTGCTTGTGCTGCTGCTATTGCACGAGTTTCATCTTTTTGAATTGTTTCGATAACGCGAGCGCGTTCGTCTAATTCAGTTGAGATTTTTGTGTATTGTTCGTTTTCTTCAGCATTTAAATCACGCTTTTCTGCGGCTGCTCTGTCAAGAATTTCTTTTGCAGAGTGCCACGCTTTATTGCGTGCTTCATGCTGAACTTTAATATATTCAGACATTAAATTTCCTTTTTTTTGGGTAGGGTTTACTGCACTTATTTGAATCTGCACGAGGCTCACTCAAATGCAGTAACTTAACAAACTTGGCGGCTCACGCTCAAAGTCGTTAATTAGATTATTACATACTTTTTAACGAATTTCTTTGGACTCAATAACTCTTGTCTCAGAAACCGGATTAAATTTTTTAACTTCTGGTGTATCAATGTTTAAAATAGCGTCAGCGATTGCGTCTGCTAAGTCAGCAATTGCGCCTGATTCTGGATTACCTGCAGTTTTTAATATCGCTGATTTAATTTGTTCTCTGTTCATTAGATCGCCTTAAATAATAGATCAAGTTGTTTTCTTTTTATTGCTAACAACTCGTCAGTAGTTGGATTTGATTCTTTAAGTTTTGCAACTGCTTCACCAATAACATCTGCGTGAATTGCGTTTAAAGTATCGCCTGATTCTAGTCTTGTTAATGCATCAGCAAGAACATCTGGATCCATACCAGTTCTAATTGCTAAAGCATCAATTGATCGAACAGTTGCGCTTGTTGCTTCGTAGGCTGGAAAACCTGTAACGATCGAAACTTCATGCAAACGAATTTGATGCAGTTCGCGAGTCATGCCATCATCTGACCATTTATCTCCTCTTGCTGGAACACTAAAGCCAAACGACATTGAATTAACATCTCCGCGTTGCATTAATACAGATAAATCGCGACCTGCTGTTGTATCAGGTAAAACTGCTTCAGCCAATAAACCTGTTGAATCTTCTGACAATCGTAAAGTTTTTGCACGAGTTGATCCGAGAACAATATCAGTATTATGATTCATAAATAATTTAATTTCATTACGAGACTTTAACGATCGTTTAAATGCGCCCGGAACAATATATTCTGTAAATGGAAGCGGTTCGCTTGCTGAATTAAATACTGCAGCATATCCAGTAAAAGTCATTTTGTCTGTATCGACTTCACCAATACGAATTTCAAAATTTACATCATTAATACGGCGTTCAACTTTTGACGACATTTTTTCTTCTTTCTGCTTTTTTAATTGTACATTGACACTTGACCATCTGCTTTTTTCTTCTTCAGCACGAATTCTTTCAACAACACCATTTGCGTAATCCATTGCTCTTTGTGCTGCTCTTTTACTTGGACCTGAACCCCACAATAAATGTGCAACTAAACCAGGACCAGGATAACCTGAATCATTAGGATTATTATTTTTTGGTGCATCTAAATCTGGCATATGTCTTGCGATCCACGCACCAATTCTTATCCACTTATCTTCTGAAACTTGACCATTAGCCATAAGTCTTGCTTCGCGAATTGTTTTCTCAGTTAAACCATCACCGCCACGACCATCAGCATTTAATTCTAATCCACGCCTCGCAGCAGCACGCATATATGCTGGCGGATCTAAATTAACTACGCGTTCCTCATAATCTTCATCTTCTTGCCAAGCATTGCAATAATATGCGCCATCTACATAATCGTCCCACTTTTCACAATAAGCACGAAGTTGTCCATCAGGATATTCTTTAATATTTGATTCATCATAAAAATAACAATTACCACAAGCGCGACCCTCTGGAACATCTTCAGATAAAGATGGTCTGTAATTATCGGGCAAAACTCTTTCAGCATCAGGTAATAAATTGCGAGTTGATTTTGGGTGACCTTTAGGAAGTAAATCAAAGTCAGTAATATATTTAGGATTTTCTGGTCTGCCATTTCTTAACAGATAAAGGAAAGCATTAACACGCGCCATTGACCATGCAGCACGAGAAACTCCAGGTCTATGTGAACTTGAATACGCACCTGAGCCGCGCCTATAAACTGATTTAAGTTGTCCAAGAGTTGTTCTGGTGTAATCAGGTTTATTTTTTTGAGCCATATCTTCATTGTGTTCAGAAACTTTATTTTTTAAAGCAGTTGTTGTTGTTTCATCAAAATCAATATTTCCACTTGCACCTTTAGCGCTGTCGGGTTTATTTTCATCACTACCTTCAATTTGGTCTTTTGCTGGTGCCGGTGCGCGTTCTCCACCCGGTTCCATATCCTCGGCTATTGAAACAGCAATCATGTGATCAATAGCATCTTTTTTGTTTTCATGACAACCAATAACTTCACCATCTTCTTTAATTGTCGCCCAACCTGAACAATCAGGTGATTTATCAGTAATAAAATAAGGCATTATTTAACCTCATAAACGGCTTCAGGATTTGCTGGATCAATTTGTGCAACAGGTTGAAGTTGTGTAGATGGAACACCGGTATGAATTATTGCTGGAAGATTTAATGCTTTCAAAGTGCTAGCAGGATCAAAACCTGCAATAACAAGTTTTTGTGCCATTGAAACTTTTTTATCAGTTTCAACAAGATTAGCAGCAGGTAAATTGACATTTGCTAAAGGAACTCTGTAAGTATCACCGGAATCAACAGGTGTCATATCTTCTAATTTTCTTATATCGTTAATTGAAAGAAATCCTGCTTGTGATCCAATTGAATAGCCTTGCATTCTTGTTTGAAAATCACCGCGCAATAAGCCATCAACATTGATTCTTAAAAATGCTTCAGTTGGTAATAGTTTTGAATATGCTTCTTCAATTTTTGCAATATATGGTCTTAATGTGTGAGTAACAAAATTTATATTATTCTGTTCAACTGATGCGTAAGACATTGCGCCTGGAGTTGTAATTGCGAGCATGTGAGGTGGAACCCTAAACATTCTTGCAACTTCTTCGATCGCAAGTTTTCTTGATTCAAGCATCTGTGCTTCATCAGGCGCAGCAGCAGTTTTTGTGAACTTTGCGCCACCTGACAAAACACCAACTTTATGAGATTTTCTTAATCCTTTATGTGCGCCCCTAAAAGCATCTGCTAAATCGGTTGATTGTTCTTTTGTTAACTGTGCAGGGTGTTCAATGTATCCACCAAGATTTGCACCAGTACCAAAAAAGCGTGAAGCAAATTCTTGTAATGCACTTGCTAAACCAAGGTTTTCTTTTAATTCAGTAACACGAGAAATTCCTCGAACATAACCGGGTCTGCGAATTTCAGTTAAATGTAATAAATCATTTTTAGGAATTAAAGTTCCTTGCTCAAGTTCATAACGATACGCCAATTTTCGAGTTACATTATCTCTTGTAATTTCAACTTTTAATGGATCCAAAACAACAAGATTAATAATATTGCCTTGATTGTCTCTATAAATTCTTACAAAAGCATTACCGTCAATTAAAAGTGAAACTAAAACTTGTTGAAAATGTTCAATACGAGATACATCAATATCAGGCTGGTTAATCCATTCAGGTCTTGGACGATAAGGAACCCTATTGCCATCTCTACGAATATAAATATCCATAGGCAAAGTTGAAATTGTGTCAGAGATTAAAAGCACGCATGAATAAAATGCTGAAATTTGCATTGCAGTATTTTCGTCAATATTGGTTCCGGCACTTGTTGTAAAGGCTAAACTATCGCCAGCGCCCCAAATTGATTGAAAACTTATTGCGCGTTGTTCTGAGTTGTTAAATAATTTATTAAGCATTATCCGCGTTTCTCAAGGGCTAAACCAAAGAGTAGTATTCCGACTCCTATTAATATTATGCCAGCAGGAACGAAAATTATTCCGACTCCAATAGATGCTGTTAAAATTCCGAGTGCTTGGATTATCGTTGCCACTTATCTCCTAAACCATAAAAAACGCTGGAACATTAACAACTTCTTCATTTCTTGTTACAGTTGCCCGATCTAAAGCAATCACGCTAGCAACTGCAGCATCAATTTTTCTTGGACTTCCTCGGTGCTCTTTTACAATTCTAGGTCCAAGTCTATCAGTTTTGACAACGGCATTTGAAATGTGTCGTATCAGTAATGGATTATTGTCATGAGTAATTCTTTGATTAACAACAGCATCATAAAACTTTGCGCACGCAGGAATCATACGAGCAGCAGAAGTTGATGGCCATTCAACGATCGGAATTCCATGATCTTGTAAAACTTGCATACTTCTTTGCCAACGAAACGGATCGCACGCAACTTCTTTTACATTATGATTTGCACAAAATTGAATAATAGTATTTTCAACTTCTAAAGTATCAACTCGCCAATCATCTCTATCTTCCGGTTGTTTTTCCCACGCTTGAACAATAAATACATGAGGTTTTTCTTCAAGAGTTGCCCCGACAATTACTGAAGCATCACCAGAAAAACTTCCATCAAAACCTAAAACAATTTCTGTTTCAGAAGTAATTTCTTTTTCAGCACCTAATTCTTCCCAAGCGCCATTAGGAAGCCAAGCAGTCTGGGACGAAACCCATTGATTACATCTTTTGGTTCTAAATTCCGATTCCGGTGTTTTTTTAACCATTGAAATAAAATCTTCAGGATCGTTAATGTCACCAAAACCCGGATTAGCCATTTGCCAAGTTGATTCAAAATGATGATCAGCACTTGCTTCCGCTTCCCACCACGCCATAAAAAATGTTGGATCTTCAATTTCACCACGCGAAACTTTTTGACCGTATTGATATAAAGAATACGCGATCGAATCTTGTCCTGTTGAATCTGCTTTAACACCTGCGGTCGTAATCGCTAATAGTAAAGGTGATCTTCTTGCAGCCATACCAAGTTGCATAACATCAAAAAGTTCACGATTAGGTGCGGCATGAAGTTCATCATAAATAACAAGTGATGGAGACAAACCCTCTTTAGTAAATGCTTCAGAAGATAATGCTCTATAAATTGAACCTGTTGATGGTACTTCAATTACATCTCGAAACAAATTTACTTGTTCTAATAAATCTGGTTCCGCTTCAATCATTTTTTTTGCATCATTGAAAACAATTTTTGCTTGATCTTTATCGGCAGCACAAGAATAAACTTCACCACCATTCTCACCAAGAAATAAACCCCATAAAGCAATACCTGAAGATAAAGCAGACTTACCATTTTTACGCGCCATGCCCACGAGTGCGGTTCTATGTTTTAATGATCCATCTTCATTAACAGAAAAAATGTGATCTAATAATTCGTCTTGCCATAAACGAGTTGATAGTAATTCACCGGATCTGCCGGCAATAGTGTCTTTAGTTTGAATACACATTGAATTAATAAAAGACGAAATTTCTTTACCTTTACTTTTATTTAAATTCTTTTTTGTAACAGGAGTAACCCATTTAGGGGGCCAAGATTTATTTTGTTTCACGCCGCGCCTTTATTTCTTCTAATTTGCTTCTAGCCTTTACTTCAGCAACCCCAAGTCTTGAACGATCCGTTGGAGTAAAACCAAGTAAAGATAAATTAGCAACAATATTTTTATCTAACTCTCTTAAGGCTTTTCTTTCACGCCAAGCCTCAGCATTATTCCAAACAAAAGCACGAAGTCTTACACGCTCATCAAGCATTTCACATGTCATTAATAAAAGTTCAATATCGGTTCTTGGAGAAATCCATAATTGACCCATTGACCAAGTTCGATTCCATAATTCCAAACCAGCATCAAATAAAGGGCGAACAGGTTGTGGAATATTTTCAATTGCTGGCAATAAAATAATGTCTTTTGAATCAGGTAAAGGTCGTCTGCCGGGATTACCAAGTTTTCTTTTAACCTCTGTTGGTTTTGGTGGGTTGCTCATATATTTTTATGATAACCATTGATCTCTAACATTACTTGCAACGAATTGCATCATTTTTGGGGGAACACTCATACCAATTAAATATTGTGCTATTTTTTTGCCAAAAAATTGATAATCGTCTGGGAAAGAACCACATCTAATTAATTCTTGTTTAGTAAATCCTCTAGGTTCTGACCAATGATTATAAGTACCAGCAGAACAAATTGTTTTTGCTGGCAAATTTGGTGCATGTTTTATATGACCAAACCAACCAGTTCTTCCTGTATCTTTTTTATATGCTAACGCTAATGAAGAATTAATAGGAGTGTTTGACCAATACTTATAAAATTGACTATCTTTACTTGGATAATATTTATCACTTTCTTCGATCGTTAAATCAGCAAATGCTTCTGTTAAAGAAATAGGTGTTTGAGTAGGATTTAATTCAAGTTTCTTTTTAAATAAATCTTCACGAATAGCGCAAACAAAAACTCGTTCACGCGTTTGAGGAACACCACAATAAGCAGCATTAACTAAAAATATTTGTGGAACATAGCCCATAACTTTTAATAAATTAAAAATAGCACTCACATATCCGCGAGCATTACCAGCCAACATGCCTTTAACATTTTCAGCAATAATAACTTTAGGTTTTAAATGATCTGCGACTTTCAAAAAATCAAAAAACAAATCATCAAGAACTTGAACTGCTTGACCCTCACGAAAATGCTTTTCACGACCCCATGCTTTTTCGCGACTTCCGGCAAGACTAAAAGTTGAACAAGGTGGTGAACCATCTAAAACATCTAAATCAAAAAGTTCAGCAGGTAAATCGTCACGCACTAAATCAATAATTGGTGATTCAATAAAAAACTTTGGTTTTAAGTTTGCTTCATAATGTTGTCTCATTTGTGGATCAATATCGTTAGCACCAATAACATCAAAGCCAGCAAGTTTATAACCCATGCTCGAACCGCCACCACAAGCAAAAGTTGAAAAAACTTTTAAACCATTTTGTGGAACATTTTTTAAATCAGTTAAATTCCAGCCGATCGTATTTTCATCTGACATCATTAAATTCAAATCCACACTTTGGACATCTGTGCTCAAAAGTCCAATCTCCAACATTTATTTCATGTGTTGAATCTTGGCGCATATCTCCAATAGAAGGATCTAATTTAGGAAAACCAATATCTGCTAATTCCCAACCAACAGAATCTAATTCAATTAATTGCATAGCAAGTTTGTCAGAATCCCAATCACCTAATTCAGCAGTTCGATTATCAGCAAGTGCATAAGCGCGTGCTTCTTCAAAAGTCCAATCGTTAGGTGTGTAAGCAACAACAATTTCTGTCCAACCAATTTCTTTGGCTGCCGCTAAAGTTCCGTTGCCAGCAATCACAATATTTCCAGCAGTCGCCACAATTGGTTTGCGTTGCCCAAACTTTTTCAGCGATCCAATAATAGAATCAATGTTTTTCTTAGAATGTTTTCTAGCATTATCAGGATCAGAAATTAGATTTGAAATAGCAATAGTTTCAATGCGCAGTTTGTTCATAAAAATATTCTCTCACACTTTTTTGAATTTGTATTGCAATATAAAAAATGTTTTCAACTGCGCAGATGCACCCTGACCTGGGCGCTGGTTTCATC